CAAAAATATAGCTGATTCTAAATTAAAATAATATAAGAAGATTATGATGCCCTATGTAAATCCCGAAGCAATGACTGCTGTTGGGAGTAAAACCAAACAAACAGTAATTTATAAAAGTGAATCTCATAAATTACATCAGGCATTTCCTGTAAAAAAAGATGAGGTTATACTTCAAGGTCAACCAGTACAATTGAACAATGATGGTACTATTCAAGCTTATTTTGGTACTGGTATTTATTTGGGTATTGCTGTTACTGATACTCAATACCCTGCTTATCCTGTTGGGGAAAAAATTCCTGAAGTAACAGTAATGGTAGAAGCATTTGCTATTGTATATGGAGTAGCTGGAGAAGAAATGCCTACATGTGGTGCTGTACTTCCCAATAAACTTGATGAAGATAGCATATATGTAACATATATGTTAGATGATGAAGGAGCTTCAACAACAAAAGCTAATCCCAAATTTGTTAATTTAAATACTGCAGCAGCTATCAATGATTTAATTGCAGTAATGGTTCGATAAAAAATATTAAAAAGTAATATGGAAGACGTAACTAAAATGAAAGCACAGGACTTCACCAAAGAGTTGAGGTCAATTGTACAACTTTTGGATGCTACCCGTGCTGGTCACCAAAATCAAAGACCTGTTGATATTTCACTTAGTGAATTGGTAACAAACCGTTATGGATTGTCAATTCAGGATTATTATGATAAGATTGGCATTAATCCCAAAAAAGATACAATGCAGAATATCTTTACAATGCCTGACCAAAATATCCGTTGGATTGTTCCTGAAATTATCCGTGATGCCATTTATTTGGGTATTAAGGAAGCTCCTTTCTATCCCAATATTATTTCTTCTGACCAAGCAATCAACGGGCTTCAAGCAATCATGCCTATGATTAACCCTTCAGATGCTGCACCTGCAAGAGTTAATGAAGCTGAAACTATCCCTCTTGGAGATGTAAGCTTTGGTCAAAAATCAGTAAGACTTTTCAAAATTGGTAAAGGTTTTAAAATTACTGAAGAGGTTAAGAATTATGTATCACTTGATGTAATGGCAATTTTCATTCGTGACTTTGGTATTCAATTGGGTTATGCCCTTGATACTTTGGCTATGGATGTATTGATTAATGGTAATCAAGCTGATGGTTCTGAATCTGCCCCAGTAATTGGAGTAAATACCACTGCAGAAGGTATTACCTATAAAGACCTTCTTAGAACTTGGGTTCGTGGTTCTCGTCTTGGTCGGGTATTCCGTACTTTGATTGGTGATGAATCAGCAGCAATTGATATTCTTGACCTTCCTGAATTCAAAATCAGAATGTATGGTCAACCCCAATCCACAATGAATTTGAAAACTCCTGTTCCCAGCAGCTCTGATTTCTATATTCATCCTGGGGTACCTGAAAATAATGTATTATTGGTAGACCCCCGTTCTGCATTAATTAAACTTACAGCTCGTCAATTGATGATTGAATCTGAAAAGATTGTATCTAATCAAACTGAAGCTGTATATGCTACAATTACTACTGGTTTCTCTAAGATGTACAGAGATGCTTCAATATTGATTGATTCTACTAAGGAATTTAGTACAAATGGGTTCCCTGAATGGATGAATATTGACCCCTATATCACTGTAAACATTGAGCAGTAAACTCTTTTCATTTATAAAAGATACCTGGTATTCCATAAATATACATGGGTACCAGGTATCATATTATTAATTTATTAAATCAAATCAATTATGGGTACAAAAGTAAAGGTAGGTTCAAAAGCTTATATATTCCATGACCAGTCCACTGGTATTACCATTAAAAAGGGTGAAATAAAAGAGTTAACGCCCCAACAATACAATTCAAAAAGAATCCGTTCTGCTATCAATGGTGGTCATTTGGTAATTACCAATGAAAATATTGAAAAAGAGATTAAAAAAGATGTAAAGGTTGATAATAAGAAAGCTATTGAAAAATTCAAAGAAATGGTAGAATCTGGTATGACCAGTGAAAAAATTGCCAAAGCTTTCAATTTGGAAACCCTAAAAACAATGGCAGCTTCTTTTGATATTGAAGTAACAGATGAAGATACTAAACTATCTATTGTTGAAGCTTTAATGGAAGAAGACGAAGAACCTTCAGAAGATTAAAAAAAATAAACTATGGTAGTTGATTTTATATTCAACACTGTAGGGTTAAAATCAAATTTTATAAACCTATCATATGAAGTCCCAGATGAGTATACCTACTCCTGGGACTTTGGTGATGGGGAAACTTCAACTGAATTGAACCCTACACATGAATATCAGAAAATGGGTTTTTATAGGGTTTCAATGTCAATTGTTGATTCCAATAATAGACCAGTAGAAAAGGTAACAAAAACTGTTTTGATATCTGATAAAGTAAAAACCCATTTATCAAACAGTATATATGTGTTGATTAATACTTATATACCTTATTCAATATTTGGAAAGGTACCATCAAGTGTTAAACAACAATTTATTGAGAAATGGCAATTATATATTCAGCCACTAGTAAATCATGAAATTCCAGTAGAAGATTTTAATAATGAACTTTATTATGAAGCTCTAGAAAATCAATTAATAATGGAATTGGCTGCTTATGATTATATGATATTAAACATTCAAAATGTAATCAATGCTACTTCTCAAACCATTATAAAAGATAATTCACAAGGTTCAGAATGTGGGGGGGAATATTCTTCCCAAAGTTCTGGTTCCTCATCAGATACATCCTCTGCATCTGGGGGTTCAATAAAAAAGATTGTAACTGGACCAACAGAAGTAGAATATTTTAATGATACAGAATCTGAAAAAGATTTTATATCAAACATAACCAAAGCAACCCAACCTGGTGGTTTCATAGATATACTGAAACAAAATTTATGTATGCTAGCAGGAAGGTTAGATATATATCTACCAATCTGTGAAAACCAAACTAGGGTTGTAGTACCAAGAGTGGTAAACAGAAGGAAACCAAGATTATTGGATGGTCCAGACCCATTAGAAGTATTAAGGTAATATGCCAAAAATTAGCAGAATGTCCCAAAAAGATTGGGATAAATATAAATCCATAATAAATAACTTCATAGATGTAGATGCTGGTAAACAACCATTTCTATGGTTAAGAAAAATAAACCAACCATTAGCTTTTGGTGAAGATATTGGAGTTAAATATGTACCTTATCAGTTAGAGGGATTATTCCAATATAATTTCATTAAAACCTGGGCATCATCTGGAAGAAATACCATTTCTGGAGAATTGGATAATGGTAATATGGTTTTATATATTTCTGCTAATCTTCTAAGGGAAAACAGTTTGTTGAATAAATATGGGTATTGGGATTTTAATTGGTCCGAAGATAGGTTTGTATTAAATGGAAAGGTATATAAACCATCTGGGGATACCCAAGTTGCACAAGCTTCAGATGAAGCCCTTTTATTCTTTATCATATTAGATAGAGAAGACCCACAAGAGAATGAAGATATTTTACAATCTTATGTATCAGATACTACCATAATAAGTTCTGGAAAACAATCCATAATAAAGAATACCAATGGTAGAAAAGTTTATGAAATAATTTGATATGGAGGAGAACCAAATACAACCCCAACCATACTGGGCAGATTTTAAAATCAAGGTAGGGTTATATGTAAATCAAAATGAGGGTGGAGAAACTAAAAGAGTATTAATTGACCCAAAAGATATCCAATTCAAATTTACATACAAAGATTCAAAGGATAATCAGTTGGTTGCTAGTTATGATGGTAATACCAGAGTCAATCATAAGATTGAAGATAATCATATTATAGTGATTGTAAACTCCAATACTTTTAAATGTGGGTTATTAAAAGTAACCAGAGCATTCAATACCCCAGATTCTGATTTTAATGATGGAGTTTGGGATTATGGTGATAAAACAGTATATACCAATATAGAAATTGTATCATGAATATGATTATAGAAGAGGAGGTATTAGTTCCAGATATACCAATAATAGAGGAACAAGTACTTTATCCTGATAATCCAATTTCTGTAGAAGAGGAGGTATTAGTTCCAGATATACCAATAATAGAGGAACAAGTACTTTATCCTGATAATCCAATTTCTGTAGAAGAGGAGGTATTAGTTCCTGCTACTATCCCAGCACCTAATGAGGTAGAGAAAGTAATAGACCCAGCATGGAGAGATTATGTATATAATGTAGAAGATGAATACATAAATGTTATAGTTACTCAATATAAATATATTGAACCAATAGTATGTCTCACCAGTTATAGTTCTACTTATCAAGTATTTAGTATTAATGGAGAAATAATAACCCCAACAACATATAAAAATTACAAAATTATCCTAATGAATAATTACAAAGAAACTGGGCTTGATTCATTAGGACGAAAATTTTGGGTATTAAAATTTACCAATACCGAAAAAGCTAAGAAGTCAAATATTTTTAATTTATCTTTTTCTTCAAGAGTAACTGAATTTTATGAGTTTACCCCACTAATAAATTCTAGTTTAACCTTTATTTCAGTTGGAGATAAAATATTTACTGAGAAAAGATATGCAACTAGAGCAGGTCAAACCATATTATATACTTATCAAAGTAATTATAACCTTCTTGGAATTAAAATAAAAGGTACATACTTGTATAAATTACCCATTATAGAAGGTACCCTACATAATAATTTCAGAGGAATAATTTTCGATGAGGGGGTTAAATTGGAATATTTTCCAGAGGACCATATAAATGAAAATCAAATAATTTATTGGGGGGATGGTTTATTTGGTCTTACTTGGTTTAAGCAGATAGAAGTAATTGAAGGTTCCTTAATCCCATTTTCACTAACAATGAGGTCTATTGCTGGTGATTATAATAAAATTGATTTAACTAAATACAGGTTTAAGGTAACTAATACCCCTGGGCAACCATTTGCTGGGTCTTTACCAACTTTTGGTTATTATTCCTATGCGTTGCAGGAATTAATATATCCAAGAGAACCATATCTAGGTGATTCAGTATATGATATTAACCATAGTTGTTATAGGTTAAAGAAATTAATCTTTCCACCTTCTATGCCCTATATTTACAATGCTGGGTACTTTTTATATGATTGCCATAATTTAGAGGAATTATATATCCCAGAGGATTTTGGTAGTCTTTCAGAAAGAGGTACTACAATGGGCCAAGTATTTCATTTGTATTTACCAGAATTTATTTTAAATATACCAGGTTGTAAACTGTTAAACATCTCAGTATCATATTCAAGTATTAAAGGTATTAAATTTAGTAAAGAATCTCCTTTTGTTTATAATAATTCTTATACAAATGTATTTAGTTTAACTTATACTGCTATAAGTAGAGAAGCTATAGTTGATATATTTAATCAATTACCAGATTTTACGGGACAACCCACAAGGTCCATGAATCTGGTTGGTAGTCCCTATGCTTCAGAATTAACAGAAGAAGATTTGAAAATAGCCATCAATAAAAATTGGGTAATAAATAGATAGTATGAAACATTTAGTAGCAAAAGAAGGATTTCTATTTGTAAATAAGGATATCAGAAATGGTATTGTTTTAGCTGGTGAATTATATATTCCAGATGAATATAATTATTTGGATTATTATGATGAAATTCCAGAACAAGAAGCTTTAGAATTACAAGAAAAATATAACAATAATGAGGATAGGAATATTAATTAAAATTTTGGGTATACCCATAAATAAAGATACCCCCAATAAAGATTCAAATAATGAAAAATCAAGGTAGAAAATCCATTACCCTAAGTTTACAGGTAAGTGTAATAGGTAATATACCAAGTGGTAACTTTAAGCTTGGTTCACCTAAGGAGGTTTTCCTTATTAAAAATATAACTGATGAAGCAATAAGCTTATCAGTTAAACCAGCAGGAAGTGGGGAATTCATTACCACAAAGATATATCCTGGTTGGAACCCAGAAATAATTTTGGAAATCCAAGATGCCCCCGAAAATTCTTTACAATATGGATATTAAGAAAAAAAAATGTCAGGACAATTAATTATAGGAGTAGGAGGGAACCAATCATCATCAAGTTCCATACCAAAGAATTCAGTTACTTCTGATATGGTAAAATCCATAGTAGTAACTGATAGTGCACCTATAAAAGAAGATAATGTTTTATATTTTGAATATGAACCAGTATCATCTGTGGTATTACGTTCTTCAGCAGAAAAAAAAATTCCTAGATTTAGTAATGCAGAGATAAAGAATAAATTTATTAAGAATAACTCTGGAATATTAAATTTAATTCTAGAAAACCCCACAGATAATACCTATAAAAGGGTTAGGATATTATTAAGAAATAATTCCAAAGAATCTGGGAACCTAATTATACAGGATTCAGATTTTAATAAAGTTGGAACAAATACTTCTTATATCAGTAGTGGTTCAACTGGGTTTACCATAGAACCAAATTCTATATTGAGTATCCCAATAAACCTTTTGTTTGATAATGATGGTCTCTATGAAATCCAATTTGATTTAGTGTATTTAGATAGTGGTAATATTATCACTACCAATAAATTTGTAGTTCAGGTAGGGAATTAAATTATGGCAACACCAATAAGCTCATTTAATAACAGAAAAATCCAAAGAATTGTTTTTAATGGAAGGGAAATAAGAAAAGCTGTTTTTAATGGTTTAGTGGTTTGGACCAATGATGACTCAGAACCAAGACTTTCTCTTGAGAAACTAAGTGTATTTTTATCTGAACAAAACAATTTTCAAGATACTAATCAAGTGTACACAAATACAACTTTTTCTGTGGAATAAATAAATAAAAAAAAATGGCAGAAGTAACCAAAAAAGGTATAGTAGTAAGTCCCCGTACAGGTAGTGGGGATACTACTTTAAAAGTAAAAGCACAAACACCCAATAGTGGTAACCGTGTTAAACAATCATCAGAATTTACAGTAACAGCTTCTGGAGTTTCAAAACCCAAGAAATTTACTGCAAATCTATTACCCAAAGAGGAGTTTGTAAGTTTTGATAATAGTTCACCCGCAGTTGATAAAACTGGTGGAGTAGTTACTATTACTGGTAAATCAAACTCTCAAAAACTTACCTTTAAAAAGGGTGCAGGTGATATAATCACTGAAGATATTTCTTCAATTGAATATCAGGCAAATGGTTCTAATACTGTAAACGGTGTTGCTATTGAAGGTGACCCTGGAGCAACTGCTCAGTATACCTTCACTTTAACTTTAAATGCTGTTGAAAATGAGACAGTAGATGCAAGAACCCAACAGATTACAGTAGAAGGAGCTGGTGGTTCCAGTGTATCAGCTACTCTTACTCTTAATCAAACTGCTGGTGATCCGACTTTGGAAGTATCTCCTACTTCTATCGATGTACCTCAAGATGGTTCAGAAGTACAAGTACAAGTTACTACCAATACTACATTCACAGTTTCTTAAAAAGATTAATCAACAATCCAGGTGGAATTCAAAACCCACCTGGATTTTTTCCTAATAAGGATTATGTCAAAGAAAGCAAAAGCAAGTTCCAATATTATTGCAGAAATACCATGGAATGATGGTACTGGGGATAAGGTATATGTTAATTATAATCCTAATGAAAAATCCCAAACCATAAACATAATCTCGGATTTTAATTTTGGAAATCAACCAAGGGATTTAATAATTACAATCCAAACTAATTCACCAAATATAGACCCAGATTTACAAGTAAAATTTTCCTTACTTGTTACACAACAGGTTGACAATACAAGAGTAGTAGCCACATTTGATAACAAAAAATCCTTATATTCAAATACTTCTTCTCAATATGTAAAACAATCCTAATATTATGGAATTAAAAATATCAATACCATGGGGAGATGGTACTAACCAATATTTCTATCTTGATTTTTCTAAAATACAGGAAAATGACCAAGTCTTGGTTACTTCAGATAAAAATACCCAAGGTATTCAAAGAGTAAAAGTTATTGGATTTAAAGGAATATCAGAAAAAGTTGATAATAATCAACCAATAGCTTATTTACAAGTATTACAACAAACAGATAATAGTATAGTAGCCACATTTGATAGTAATGTGAGTATATATGATGATAATAAAGCTTCCTATAAATATTAACCATAAAAAATAAAATATTATGCCAGAATTTAAAGACATATCAACATTTAACCAAGTAACCCCAGTTGGTACTGAAAGAATCCAGGTATCAGCAGCCAATTGTGTAACTCTAATGAGTATTGCTAATCTTGGTAGTGAAACTAATTGGTATACTGAATTAGATAAAAGAATTACACAGAATAAAAATGATGCTCTTGCAGCTTATGAATTAGCTAATAATGCTAATAATAAAGCAGTTGAAGCTATGAGTGATGCAAAATCTGCTTTAAATAAAGCATCAAGTAATTATTCATCAATAGTTTCATTATCTAATAATTATAAAGCTTTATCAAGTTATAACCTAATTAGTAATACCATTGCTAGTGTTACATTAACTGGTAATAATGTAAGTTTTATAAATAATCCATCAATTAAAACCATAATACTTAATATCACTAATTGGGGAGCGAACCTGGGTTCGCTCCAGGATTCAGTAATATATATTCCAAGAAGTAATGGAGTGGGTGGTATAGTTGAATGGAGTACTCCCCATAAAATAAGTGGTATATATGGTAATCTTACCGAAATAGAAATGATGGTTTCAAGTTTAAATCATTGTTGGGTAAGATATCAAGTAAGTCCAGTAAAAAGTGAAAATGGTAGTGGTATGACTGGTTTTGAATTAATCATTATTGGTACTGTATTATTACCTAATCCTAACAAAGAAGTAATGGGGTGGGTGGATCAAAATATATTATAACTTATGAAAAAGTGGATTAAATCACCATACTTTTGGTTAATTATCTATTTAATAGCCATGTTTATAGTAGTTGCATTCCTTTGGAAGTATCTTCCAATATGGGAATCATTATTACTTATATTATGGTCAACCTGTTCTCTAGTAGCTGGGTATTTAGTTGCTAGGTTTCTATATAAACATTAAAAGTAAAACTCTTCTATGGCTAAAAAAATACCACATTTATCAATACCTTCAATTGGTAACCTTCCAATAGAAATAAAGTTATATGGTGATTGGCATAAAGCCATAGAATTAGTTGATAATCTTGGACCCAGTATTAAAAAAGGGTATGATACAGCAGTAAATAAATTTTCAAAGGATTTATTAAAGATTGTATTATTTTCCATAGCTACTGGAACTCCTCCAAAAGGTACAGGTACAAATTGGGAACCTCATAGTCCTATCACTACAAAGAAATATGGGGAACACCCAATTTATTACCTTACTGGTACTTATTATAGGGCAATAGGATTATTCAAATACAAGGATAGAACACTTGTTGGATTACCAAGGTCAAAAGGAAGGTCATCATCAGGTGGTATAACTCTTGGGGAATTAGCAAGAATTCTTGAATATGGGACCGGTGGAAGAGGTGGGGGTAAATCATCAGGAACTATACCACCAAGACCATTATGGAATCCTGCAATAAATGCAGTTGGTGGAAAAGATAGACTAAGGTCAATGATTATAAAAAATATCAGAAAACAATTATATGGTTTTGGTATAAGAGCCAACCAAGTTAGATGGAGGTAATAAATATGATAAATTCACAAGAAATCATAGAAAGGTCAATATACCAAGCCTTGCTTAATGCTTCTATAAAACTTGGATATTCACTAGACCCAAATAATTATTTACCCATAAGTATTGAAAACCAAAAAAGGTTTAAAGAAGACATGGATAAATTAAATAAATATATTTGGGTATTCGGTACTGGGAATAATCAATCCAAGGATAAGAAACTTACCCCAAGGATAGTAGTTAATGCAAGGGGTTTTTACCCTGGTGGAATTGGTTTACCTAAGTTACTTATACAAAAAGAGGAAGGAATAGGATTTACAGCAACGGAAGAACCATACGAAACCATAGACCAATTTATAGATATACATCTAATAGCTAATAATCAAGAAGACCTAAGATTATTACATCAGGTAATGTTTTATAGTATCCCACAAAGGGGTTATTTAAAACCTTATAATGTAGATGAATTTTTATTTTCTGGTAATATATTTCTGGAATTGGTAAACTTCTTTGATATTCCTAATTTGGATTTTGGGTTATTAGAGAAAGTTTACCAATTTGTTATTCAGGATTGTGTAATAAATGAAATTACAGAAAAAGCAGACCTTGTACCTATTACAGATATAACACTTCTATTAGAAAATTATGGATATAACCTAATAGAAGTTTCAAAATAAACAAATTATTAATCCCAAAATATAAAAAGTATGCCTAATACACCTAGAGTTGAATTCAACTTTCAAAACAACAATGTACAGCAATCTGTACCGTTATTAGGGGTATCCCATGTAATGGCTCGTACTACTAAGGGTCCTTTTAATCAACCAGATGAGGTTTTTTCAACCTATACCCAATTCCAAAGGGTGTATGGGGAAGAAATAGTTCCTGATGGTTCTATTTCTAATATTATGAAAGCCTTTGAAATAGGTTCAAAGATTAGGGTATCAAGAGTAGCTGGTGCAGAAACTACTGTAGCAAAAGGACAAGCTAAAACCTATACCTTCAGTTCTACAACAGGTGAAGGTTCAACGGGTTCACAAACCAAAATAACAATCAAATTGGAAGACCCAAATAGTGATGATACTATATCAATGATATTAAATATCAATACTAAAGAAGCGGGTAGCCCAATTCTTGATGATACTGGTTATGGGTTAAATAGAAATTTTTATGGTAGATTTTATGCCCAAGAAGGACCTACTACAAAAATTTATTTCCAGCAGTTTAAAGCTTATACAACCATTGATAATGACCCAGAGGGTGAACATGATTATCAAATGCAAATAGCTGCAGAAGATATTATATCCACTAACCAATTCTTCTCTGGTTCAAAAGCTGGTTCTTCAAGTATATTTGTAGAATCTCAGGTTTTACAGGATTTTATTAACAATACACCCAATATAGAATTGGTTTTAGCTTCAGATGAATCAACAGCATCATTTGATGATGAGTTTAATAATAAGCTAAAAGCTCAAGGTATTAATGGGGTAGTTTCTACTCTTGCTAGTTATTCTAATTGGCAAGGTTCAGTATTATTTGATAATACAGCAATAAGTACTGCTTCATCTCCTCTTGTAATTATAAATGAAGGTAATAATGGTGGTAAATCAAGTGCTGCTACTTGGGTTGAAGCTTATGAAGCTTTAAAGAGTTATTCAGATGGCTACCAATTAATAGCTTCCCATATTCATCAAAATGATATGGTAAAAGCTAAATCCTCCGGACCTGGAGTAGACCCAGACCCCGATGGTTGGAAATCTGCCTATGTAGAAATTGCAAAAGATGTAGTTGCAAATTTTGAAACTGTATTATATGTAGAGGTTCCCAAATATGATTCAGAAGGAAAAGTACAAACTCCTGATGGTATCATAAATCAATTAGAAACTTTAGTACCACAGATTGGGTATGCTAAAAATATTGCATATTTTGCTGGTGGTATTAAATATTATGATGCAAATGGGGCTTTACAAAGTTGTGACCTTCTTGGTTCAGTAATTGGTTTGGGTGATGCTTCTGCTTCTCAATATGGTCCTTGGTATTCATTCTCTGGTATGAATAGGGGGGTAATTGCTTCTGCATTGGGTCCTGTAACTGAAAATTTGGGTGGACCTAGTAAAATAGAAGAACTCCAAAAATTAGCAGAATGGTATTGCAATCTTTTTGTAATAAAAGATACTAGAACCCAAGGAAAAAGAACTATGCTTTGGCATGGGTTTACTTCTAATCCCAAATCGGATTCAGAAAAATTCCTTTCAATTGTAAGATTGAATCTTTATCTAAAAAAGAATCTAAGACCTATTCTTGAAAGTTATTTGGAAGAACCCAATACTTGGTCTACTTGGCAAAGTATCTATTATGAAGCCAAGAAAATTCTTGATGACTTAATTGGTACTGCTATTACCAAATATACCTGGATGGGTGACCAAGATGCTCAATCATATGATGATTTGGTAGTAAATAATGAAGCTGATGTAAGACAAGGAAAATATCATATTATATTGAAATATAAAGAGATTGTTCCCTTGCAAGAAGTAACCATGGATATTGTAATTGATTCTGTATCAAAAGATGTAAACATATCAGCAGAGTAAATTTATTAAAGATATAAGATTATGCCAGCTCAAGTAAAAAATCCAAGAAAGAAATTTTTATGGTCCATAGAATTTCCTTCACATCCAATAAATGCTTATCTTTTTCAGAATGTAACTTTACCTGAGATTACAATAGAAGAAGTAGAGCATGGGGATGTAAACCGTTCAGTTAAAACTGGTGGTAGAGTTTCAGTAGGTACCATGACTGCTCAGAAACTTGAAACTACTTCTGGTTCTGATACCTGGTTCTGGGATTGGTTATTCTCAGTTCAGGATATGATTAATGGTGGTGGTTTAACTCCTAGCCAATATTGGCAAACCGTAATTGTAAAAGAATTAGCAGAAGATGGAGTATCAGTTCTAAATAAATGGGTATTAACTGAAGTATGGCCCACTAGAGTAAATGGGCAAGAATTAGACCGTATGAGTTCTGATAATTCAATTGAAGAAATAGAGTTCTCAGTAGGTACTTGTGATAAATTATAATATTGCTTTTATGAAAAAAGGGAGGGCTCATATATTATTGGGTTCTCCCTTTGTTTTTTTTATAACCATTTAAACTCAACACAACATGGAAAAAGAAGAATTAACAGGTTACAATGTAACATTTACAGCACCCTCTGGTTATGAATATACCATTAGGGAACAAAATGGAGCAGATGATGATATTTTATCAAACCCATCAGAAGCTTCAACATTAATAAATATTTCAAGATTTATAGCTGGTATAGTAATTGATACCAACTCTACAACTAATAGAAAATTAACAGTAGAACAAGCTCATATGATGCCCTCATTAGATAGATATGCAATCCTAATAAAATCCAGGATTTTATCTAATGGGGAAGACTTAGAGTTTGAATATGATTGGGGTCCTGATGGGGGTGGAAAAAGTACTTATTGCCAACCATTGGATGAATACCTATTTGATTATTCAAAGGAAATTGATGATGATACTTTGGCTAGTAAACCAAATGCTATAAAACCATATCCTTTAAAAGATAAAACTAAAGATATAGCTTTTTCATTATCATCTGGTAAAGAGGTTAAATTTGATTTATTAACTGGAGCTAGTGAATCTTATTTAGTTAATTTACCATTAGAACAAAGAACCCAAAATAAAGCTCTAGTAGCAAGGAATTTGTGCCTATTAGTAGATGGAAAATGGGAAAAAGTATCTTCTTTCCATTTATTCTCAATGAAGGATATGAGAGAGATAAGAACTAATGTAAAAGCTATAGACCCTGAATTTTCTGGGATTTGTACTCTAATGAATCCTCATAATGGTATGTCAGCTGATATTAATATCATGGCTATCAAGGATTTTTTCTATCCGGGGGAGATTTAGAGAGAGATTTCTTTTACCTACATCAAGCAAAAATAAGAATCAGTTTTACTGAATTATTATATTTACCAATCAGACGTCGATTAAAATTATTAAAATTGGCGTCTGATTATTTTGGTTCTCTAAATAAAAAATAACCCCCAATATCATGGCTTATGTCACCAGTGGAAGTCTAAGAGGTAATTCCTTGGAAATAGGTATTGCTCTAGTACTTCAAGATAGATTCTCCAATCAAGCTAAAGATGCTTCTGCTGCAATTAGAAGACTTCATAATGAAGCTAAGGAAGCAGTAACAGCAAATCTTCAAACTGCAGATAGTATTCTTGGCAATGTATATGATGGATTTTTAAATGTTGCTACTGGAATAACTAACACAGTATTACAAGGTGCTGAATTTATTGATACCATGACCACTGTATCAGCTATTACTGGTTCTACCAGAGAGCAATTACAAATGCTATCGGAAACTGCTCAATCCTTGGGTCTTGAAACCATGTTTGGTTCCCAAGATATTGCTTCTGGTATGAAATATCTAGCAATGGCTGGTAATACAGTTGAACAGGTTAATGATATGATTAAGGGTGCAGCTTATGTAGCCAATGCTACTGGTATGGAACTTGGTGGTAAAGGTGGAGCTGCAGACTTAATTACCAATGTTATGAAGACCTTTAAAATTGTAGGTGATGGTGCTTCAGAATTAGTTGGAGACCAGTTAACCAAAGCAACACTTTCTGCAAATATATCCATGACAGATTTAGCAGAATCCATTAAATATTCTGCAGCTGATATGGTTATGTTAAAGAAGGAACTTCCAGAAGTAGCTGCAATGATTGGTACTCTTGGTAATGCTGGTATACAAGGTTCAATGGCTGGTACTTCATTAGGTAACATGGCAAGATACCTTATAAAAGCCTTTAACCCAAAAACCGATGCCTATTCATTCTTACAAAGAATGGGATTATCTCAACAGGATTTTGTGGATGCCCAAGGAGACCTTATAGACTTTGGTGACATCATGGAAAAAATAAGCAAAGGGGTTGAAAATTTACCATCAATTGATAGAGGTAAAGCTATTGGTGCTATATTTGGTGTAAGAGGTCAAAGAGCAGCAAATGCTATTATGAATGACCTAGAAGGATATAGGAATCTATTAGACCAAATCCAGAATAATTCAGCAGGATTTGCAAAATCTATTGTTGATAAAAGAATGAATACTCTAGCTGGTTCTATAGATAAGGTATCATCTGCATGGGAGAATTTAAAGGTGGCATTTACAGAACAAATTGGTCCAGCGTTAATGCCAATATTAAATACCATATCCCAAATTATAGAAGCAGTAAGGGAATTTGTAACCACCCCAGTTGGGGCTTTTGCTTCCCAAGTATTTGTATTATCCACATTTATTGGATTAGTTGGAACCAAGGTACTTCAACTAATTACCAAATGGAGGTTATTAAGGAGTGATACCCAGATTGGATTCACTAATATGTTCAGGTTAATCAGGGGTGGTTGGCAAGGAGCTACCCTTGATTTACAGAATTATATGAGATTACAAGGGTTATTAAATGCTCAAACTACTTATGGGTTACCATATTATGCTTCTATGGCTAAACATCTTGGGACTCCAGTTGGTGGTGTAGTATATGACCAAAGAACTAAGAGATGGAGGTCTCATGACCAATCAGTTACTGGGTTAGGTAAAGGAACTTTTATGAAAGAAAGGGATGCTATTAGATATACAGAAACCCATGGTACTGGTAAACAAGTTGTTGCTGGATTTTTTGGTAATAATCCAAATACTAAATCTACATGGTGGACAAAAATTCTAGGCATAGGTTCAAAATTATTTAGTGGATTAAGTTTAGTTAGTCTTGGTCTTACTTTAATAATGCCATTAATAAAAATGGCTGCTAATGCTCTAGACAAAAACACCAAACAAATAGAGAAGAACACTTTTTCAGTAAATACATTAGCTGGTAAATTCCTAACAGAGGAAGAAAGAAAAAAAGCTGGTAAAAATCTTGATTTACCTCAAGAAGTAAAAGCTTTAAATACAACCTTGGGGGCTTTACAAAATTACTTAAAAAATAATAATGCTGTACCAGTTATAAATATTACTGTTGACCAAAGTGGTAATATCCTTAAAAAAGAGATAACCAAATCCAATCAATCAGATATCCAAACACTTGGTGCTAAAAATTAATTGATATGGCTAGTCTAGTACATAATATAGTTGATTCAGCAAGAAATAAATTATCTGCCAAAATAGATAATACTATTGCTGGTATTACAAATAATGGTTTAGGCCCAATAGATAACAAAGCTCTTAGAGCTACATTACTTATTAATAGGGCAAACCCTAAGCTCCCAAAGATAAATTTTCTAGAATATGAATTTGGTGGGGTAATAAGGGATATAAAAAATACCTTTGGTATAGGTTTACAAACAGCTAGGCCAACTTCATCAACTAGTAAAAATGGAGAAACTATTTTTAGAAGAGCAACCACCCCAAATAAAAATTCACTAGTAAATACTTCATTCAAATTAGAAAATAGTAAATCCAATCCAGGTATCTCCACTTTATCACTAAATCAGGGTATAAGAAAACTTCAAAGAGAAACCTTAATACCTAAAAACAATATTATTATTATAAATGATAATGTAAGCCCCCCAATATCTATTGTTATTCAAAATAGACCCAATGAAGTAAATATAAACCCCCAAACAAATTGGGTATCAATAATGTCAATGGGTAGGAATAACCCATTCATGATGTATACTGGTGGAGAAGATACCATATCATTTGATATATCCTGGTATTCTAATGACCCTATGAATAGAGAGGATGTTTTAACCAAATGTAGATTATTAGAATCATGGTCAAAAGCAAATGGGTATAACCAGGCCCCACCTGTTCTTAGAATTTCATGGGGTACTTCTGGTATATTTGATAATGATTTATTTATTCTTTATTCTGCAAGCTACAAATTAAATAATTTTCAGGATAGGTATAGTGGTAGTTCAATTGATACTGATGAATTTTCAAGAAGTGTAACTAGAACAATAAATCTTGGTTTATTGCCAAGTATAGCAACTCAATCTTTGGTATTTAAAAAAGTAACTGGTAAGAACCTTACCCATAATGATATTTGTTCACCAGAGAAATTACAAAAATTAAGACCATCAGAAGTAATGGGAGTTCAAACAACCATTTCCAATAATATAACTACTTTTGATAGTATTCCAAAAACTACTATACCAACCGAATTAAAACCATTTTAATTTATGGGAAAATCTTTTAACCCCTATGGGGAGGGGTACTTATTAAAATACCCCAATGGTGATATATCATTGGAAAGACCAAGATTAAATTATTCCCAATTTAGTAAAATCCATACTGTAAAAGAAGGAGAAACTATACAAAATATAGCTTTTCAATATTATGGTGATTCTGGATATTGGGTTTATATATGTGATATAAATAATATATTTAACCCCTTTACTGAATTGGAAGAGGGTATGGAACTTATAATACCAGGAATATAATGGAAGATAGTAGTCAAGTATTGGAGCATGGTACTGGTACTCCATATGTAGCTATCTTTAATAATCTTAAAGAAGTTATAATAGAACCTAAAAGTGGTTTACCATTAGGTACCTTTATTACCAATTTTCAATATGATTATCTAGAAGAGGGTCCCGATGAAGGTAGTTTTATTATTGATTGTGATAATCCAGATGTAATGGATATACCAGCTTTGGGTTATGAGATGACAATATATCTACAATGGGGTTATATATTTTCAAAAAATACTCATTTTTGTGGACCACTCAGAAAGGTAATTATTACTAATACAACAGTAAATTTTAGTGAACGTGGTGTAAGAGCTACAGTGGAATTTTCTGATGCTACCATTCTATTAAAAAATCAACAGGCGGAGTATTATAATAATCAATCATTAAATGGTTGGTATGATTATTATATGGATATTTGTAACAATAATCCAACTGGCCTTGCCATAATAGATTACCGTGAAATACCTATCCAACATCATTATATTGGTCAAGAATACAGGGGTGAAACTCCATTAAATAAATTGTTTACTGGTGATAAGGTCAATGATTACTTTGTAATACAAAATAATGGTTTTTGGGACCAATTTGGACTTCCAATAGCAGAGATATTACCACAAAATGCTTCAATGAAAGTTGAAAATGCTACTGGATATACCTTATTTGATATGCCAGCTAACCCAGATTCCAATGAGTTAAAGAAAAACTGGGAAAAATTAAAAACATATCTAGAGAAAGAACCAGATTTATATAAACAAATTGTAATAGAAAGAAAGGTAGCAAATATTTCAGCTTTTATTGGTACCCCAAAAAATAAGTATGGTCAATTTAAACAATTTACTAAATCATTACCCTCTGAAGACCCAATGTATATGGATGGTAGAGATGGTAAGTTAACTATTCACAATAGGCAATATGATAGACCTATAACTAAAACATATACATATTTTGGTGGAAATGGTGAATTATTAAGTTTTGAAGTAGAATCTAAGACAAATAGAACTTCAACTTCAGTAGCTCAAAGTTCAGATATAACCCCAGACAAAAATATGGATAATGTAACTGTACAAGCCCATGAAATAACTGATGAAACTAAGGGGGAAGAGGGGAAAGTAATTTTATATCAAGGTGAAGAAGAATTATGGTTTAAGAAATTATTAAATCTTTTATATTATGGTACCAGTTCTTCTATGTTTGAGGTTTTTTCTGGTAGAAGAAAATTGGGTAAAGCAGAATCTAAATATGGTGGTACAAGTAGTATAGAACATACTCAACAATATTGGAACAATAATATATCTCAATCCAATTTATACTATGCTAATCAGTATTATGGGGAAGCTATAAACCCTTTATTAAGTAATAATAATCTTAATGATTATAAATCATTTGATTCAACAGAGGATGCTATTCAATATTATAACAGTAATCCAGGTATAACTTCTGAAGAGTTAGAAAACTATATTAAAGAAACCCAAAGGGTTTATAATAGTAGGGATAAATTTTACCAAGGTGCTAAAAATCTTACAGACCAAGAACTTGGTGATATATTACACAATCTTGATAAATTCCCACCTTTTAAATTTAAAAGAAAATTTTTGCTTAGATTATATATAGACCCACGTAATCCAAACCCACAAGCTTTAGAGATTGTAAATAATAAGACCTTTGGTATGTCTTTTTTGGATTATTTAAATACCAGAGGAGATATGGCTGTAATATCTGTTAATAATGCTACTGATGGAGAAATAAAATATTACACATATAATACTGTTAGGTTAGTAGAACAAGAATTTACTATTGATGGGATTAAAGCTTTAACCTCAGAGGTAAAACTAAACTCCAAATTCAGTATGGGTAATGATGTTATAAATTCAGTGATAAATAGGGTTGAAGCAACTGCTAGAGTAGTTGGAGACCCAATTATTGAATCATCAATGAATATAAATATATTGAATGTTTCAAAAAGATTTTCTGGGGTTTGGTATACCAAAAAAGTTAGTCATAATATAAATCCACAATCTGGTTATATTTGTGATATAGAATTTGTTCGTAAAGATAAAACCATAAGTAAAACAGTAATTAAAGCTTCTACTGCAACTAATAATTTAGTTGAAAAATTAAGACAAAATGTTAGAGAAGCAGAAAAAGCTGGTAAAAACCCAGGCACTGCTAGGTCAAAATTGGAAATTTTACTAGAAAATGTTAGAGAAGCTAACCCATTAGGTAGTATTGTAGCTACACCAGGTGAAAATAGTAATGAATATAAGATATATAATGTTGAACATCCCAATGGGTATGTTGATAACCTAGATTTTTTATCTACTAAAATAGATGTTAATAAATTAAATGAAGAGGAGATGTAATGGATAATAGTAATTTAGGATTAATAATTCAAGAAAATGGCTTAGAGTATTTAGGTAGATATTATTCAACTTATAGAGCTATTGTTATTAATAACAATGATGAGTTGAATATGAATAGAGTTCATGTATACATACCATCAGTACAAAACGGTATTAAGATATGGGCCTTACCTAAATCCACCACTATTGGAGGTTGTTTTCATGGATTAAAGTTAACTACCCCATTAGTTGGAGAAGTTGTATATATAGAATTTGAGGGTGGTGACCCATTAAGACCACTATGGTCTTATCATGGTTGGGCAACCGGAGAAACCCCAGATGATTTAAAAGATAATAATTCAATAGGATTGGTTACCCCAGAAGGTAACAAGATATATATAAAAGATATTGATGGGGAGCTTTATATACAGACTAACTCCAAAGTAAATATATCAATATTTGATAGTGATATAAGTATTACATTAGATAAAGATAAAGTAACTGTTAATGATGGTAGTAATAATGGAGTAATCAATATTGATAAATTTAGAACTTTTGTGGATGCTGTATTAAAAGATTTGATGATGGTAATCTCTGGTTCTAATTTATCCCAATGGATGGCTACTGATTATAAAGATATAGAAGATAAAAAATTTATACATTAAAAAAAATGGCTTCACTTGGTATAAATGTAGAAATGGTTATTAAAGCAAAGTTAAAAAGCTATTTAGATACTTTGCCAGAAAATGAAGTACAACCATACATTGATAATATGGCCTTATCAGTTGGTAACCAAATACAGTCAAAAATTGATGAAGCTGATGCTTTGATTAATTCTATAATTACTACTTGTAACGGTTTAACAACTAATGCAAGTTCTTGGGCTGCTCAAATCCCAATTATAACAGTACCAGACCCAATGGCACCAAAAGCTTCAGCTGCTTCTTTAGCTAGTTTAATAACTGCAGTACAAAGTGGTAAAGGGGAAGTAGAAGTAGCTAATTCCCAAATGCTTCAATTAAATGAGATAGTGGGTATGATGGGTGTAGAAATTCCCCCAATTATTGGTCAAACCCAACAATTAATTGATAGTACAAGAAGTCTATTGAATTCAATACCAATTTAATATGAATCTAGAACAACTCAACTATATAGGAACTGGCCCATATTTCCCAATAAAATTAACTACAGTGTTAGATGAAAATGGGAGTCCAGAACAGGTTGTACAACCAGATGGTACAATTGTAAATAAAATCTCTTGGAGAAACCTAAAAGGAGATATTAATCTTATAAAACAGAACCTTACTTCTCTTTTCACATATCAATTAGGTCAAAGGATAAGGCAAGAATATTTTGGGTCTAGAGTGTGGGAGTGTATTGAAGAACCAAATACTCAAGCCTTATCCTTCATGATAAAAACCTTTATGAAAAATTCCATAGTTTCCTGGGAACCAAGGATAACAGCCTTAGATGTTCAATCAGAAAGAGTATATGATAAAATCCATATACAAATTAGGTTTGCAATCCAAAATCAAACCTCAATAAGTGAATTAAATTTTGAATATAAT